GCACTGCCAAGTGCATCTCCAAGGAGATGGACCTGATCTCCACCTACCTACACCAATCGATCTTCATCGATCGTCCTCTCGGACGGAATGGTGTACGCTCGGTAGAAACCAGATGCTTGGTTTCTCCCCACAAGGCGCGTCTCACGACGTTGCCCCACCTCTGCGATAATTAAATCGCAGAAGCCCACCTGATCTTGATGTCGACGGAATCAGGACGTCCAGAACGTGTCAAGTGCTCCCTATCGATAGCTGGCAAGCTATCGTTCGCATCTCTGCGAAGGAAGTACTTGAGCAGGGCAAACTCACCAGAAACTGAGTTCCTGGGGAGAGTCGACTTGACGATGGCGCCCTTGACAAGAGGGCGTTGCATCGTCTCACCGGTCTCGTATCTCTCGGCTTGGAAACCGAGAAACGAGTGCCTACCCTGCACGGGTGATGTGTCGCTGACTACTGGGAACGGAATTAGCTTCCGAATCTCGTCGTCAAGCCACATGCATGTCCTCCAAGAGCCAGCCTTATAAAGCTGGTTTCTCAGAGAGACAAGCGATATCACCTCGTCAGCGTCCTGCCGTGACGACGGAAATACACGCCTAACGCGAACGATGGTTACATCCTCGCCGGCGTAGTATTCCTTGCCGCAAGACTCCCGGAACTTTCCAGTCCAGAAGCTCTTGCCCGCATTGACTCGAAGACCAAAATCTTCGAGCCGACGGATCACGGCTTGCACGTAGTCGACGGGAACGATGATATCATCCCCGTAGACGCGCACCTGGCCCTTGAGAGACTTGAGGTCTCTCTTGGTCAGCGGCCTTCCTAGCTCGTCTTGGATCCCGAGAAAGATGATAGTCGCGAAGACTAAAGCCTCAATCGGGAAACAGAGAGCTGAACCCATAGACGCGTACTTGGCGAGACGAATTACACCTCGACCAGGTACATCAGCCTTCCGAGATCTAGTTGCATCAAGAGCCCCGGCTAAATGGGGCCAATGAGTAACTAGAGTTCGTACAAGCTGGTTCGAGACACGATCGGATGCCTCGCTCAGATCGAGCGTAGCTAGGGTCCCTGTAAGGGAACCAATCCGGGCCATCTCCTGGTTAGGAGTCTGGTCTCGGAATCCGACGAAGGACGAGAGGATGTCATCCCCCTCAATTCCTTCAACAAGAATCTCCGCTATAGCCTGCTGACCATACATCATGGCAGTCGGCTCCATAGCGATGATTCGAGGTGACTTGAGCGTCTTAGGCACAAGAGTGACCTTCACAGGTCTCTCCGCGCCAGGTTCGAGGAGTTCGACATAGTCAAGTACACCCTCACGGGTGTACCTGAGGTTGGGCACAAGAAATTCCCCATGTGGGAAAACTGCGTCCAACCGCTCTGGCCATTCTGTCTGCCGATATTTGCGGTTTCCCGTAAGTCTATCGGCAGTCTGACCAGGGCCATGCTTGGGCATTACGTCAACATCGTAGATGCGAGCATCTACGTCTGTAAAGACGTCAGCCCAAAGACGTACAGACATCCGGCTAAACTCCTGGTACATACCATGAGTCCGACGATTGTCGTACGCTCGAACTTCCTTCTCACACTCGATATAGCCATCGATCGCTGCCTCATTTCGTGCATCGCTGCACGGAATGAGGACCTTTCCGAACATCAGACAAATCTGACGAACGGAACGGATAGCCTCGATGTCAGGCGAATCGAGAAGAAGGCCGGTTCCACGGTCAAACACGAGATCGAGGAAACCTCCGAGGAATCGGGGGAGACCACCCTTCCATGAGAAACCTTGGAAGAGGTTGCGATCTACCTTGCCAACGTCAAGACTTTTTTCGAAGTCTTTGGCGAAGGCAGGTAAGGCTATCGTCAAAAACGATAGCCCTTCGTGTTCAACTCGCGCAGAGATCGTTTTCCAATCTCTGCTGGTGCTTGTGCGACACCAGGTCCCCCGTTCAAGGAGGACCTCCTGCAAGAGCAACATGAGGCTTTTCATCGGCCCCTCCTAACAAAGGTGGTCGAATCCCGAGCCTTGCTGTTCCACATGCAGTCCATCGACGGGTATCCAGAACGGGGTAGTTACTCCCGTTCAAGGATAAACGTCACAAGCGGCCCAAGAATAGAGGTTAGAAGGGGAATGAGAACAGTATATATCTCAGCCCTCCTGGCTTCTAAATCGGGACGCTTCTTCGAAGATCGACTAGTTCTCGCCACCCAGCAACTGGGTGACGCGAGCGCCGGTCGAGCCGGTCAGGTAGGCCGTAAGGCCGTCCACGACCTGCTTGATCTCAGCCGAACTGTAACCGACGGCCGGTGCGTCTACAACGATGTAAGTACTCATCGAGTAGCGCGCATTGGTCGAGGGCTGCAGAGGATCGGCAGAGATCTTCGAGTGATCGATGCGAATGGTGCGACGGGCTCGCTTGCCATAGGCATGCGAAACGGTCAGCTTGACCGCTCCGTCAGCCGACGAGAAAACGCCGGAGTTGACACCACTGCTAACCCTCGGAAGAGGGATAGCAACAGCATTGATCGTGACAGACTGCGGATCGGAGAACGACAAGGCATTGCCCTTTCAGGTGACCCAGCCTGCCCGGTTGGCAGGAAGGGAGATGCTAGAGGCGGGAGCCTCACCCAGGGAAGTTATCCCTGGGGTTCTTGCCCTTAGTAATCCCGAGGGCAAGGACGATGGCAAGTTGACGGTTGGTAAGGCCGTCATACTTGACACCAAAACCGTAGGGAGTTGCACGTTCACGACGCTTACGAACTATTCTGTAAGTGTCTGTGAGCGTCTGAGGAACAGGGCTTCTCTTGAAGCGCACGTTGCTCAGGGTATAGGATACTTCATGGGACGTAGTCTCCATGATGTAGCCGTACCGCATCACTAGGCCGTCTTGCTGGAATGCAGACATGTTGTGAAACACATCACCTGCATTTGAAAACCAGTCGACGGCCCAGCTCCATGGAGCAAGATTCCAGACAACCTCGGGGGTAAGTTCGAGGTTGAGAAGCTTACGAGCTTCCTGCGCATGCCTACTAGCCCGACCCAAGGCAGTATCACCCGGGTCGAGGTAGTAAGTGAAGCAGCCGGAAAACCAAACCTTGCGAGTCTTTCGAGTTCGCACGGTTTTGGTAATCTGCTCCGGGAAATCGAAATACGCAGAACTAAGAGGCCAAGGCACATTCTGTGTGCCTGTGGTCTTAGTCTCCGTAGTTTCGATATCCTCTGGATAGGAGTACCGACGTCGAACGTTCCGACCGGAGTCTCGTCGATATTGCTCAAGGATTCCTTCGAATCCTATAGCAACATCGCGAAATTTCTCCAAGTCGGAGATGACGGGAGCCCAGCCGAATTCCCAGTTCAGATACTCGCTGGCCGCCCCTCGGGGCGGTCGCGATCTCTGGCTGAGAAGCTGGGCGCCGACAATAGAAGGTAAACCCTCTCTTGTCAGCTCGCCAATAAACGTCGCAGCGTCGGCCGCGGGATTCGTTGGAAGAACTCGGGCTATCGCGGTGGAACCCAAGGCATGAAGATCGCCTGGGTTCAGAGCCACCGGGAATGTCCCGTTGTTCGCCAACAAGGGGTGTGCGAAAAGTGGGCCCGTATAACGAGTCCAAATCGCTGAATCTCGAGCATCCGAGTAACACGTGTACGAGTCTTTGAACGTCGACTCGAACTCGTGTTTGGATGAATCGAAATTCCCCCCAATATCCCACGTGCGTGATTGTACCGGTTCCGCTCTGCGGATCTTGTACCACGCATTCTCCTCGGACGATGTAACCTGTCGTCCGGTCACTCGTCCTCCACTCACAGCTACGACGCTGGGCGCCCCAGAAGGGGTCGTCCGGGTCATAGTCTGCAATAGCCCGACTGTTGGTCGGTTGGGAGTGAAGTGTAACTTCCGCTCCCGAGTGAAGGACTTGTTTGACATCGAGGATCCCTACGGTAGTACCACGGTCTGAGTCAAGCATCTTGACTGACTCAGTCCGTGGCTGAGAAAGAGGTTGAACACCAAGAAAGATGCACGTAAAGCAGGCGAGAAGGGATGGGAATACCACCCTCTTCACAACATGCTTACGTACAACTGAGAAGCGACGAAAGCGATGGCCACGAGTAGGATACCCACTCGTAGAACCGCGATAGTCAATTCCCACTTGATGCCTCCCTCTTCCTCATACTCATCTTCCCAATCAGGAGGAAGAGTCCAGACAATCCACTTACGTGACACTATCTGGCTCCTAACTGGTTGGATGAGGGTGAGTACAGCGGGATTACTGTACCGGTTCTTGCAGGACTGGATGCCCCAAANCGTACCAGGGGGGGCCCCTAGGG